AAAAGACGAGTAGTTGGTAATAGTGAAATCTTCTGAAGACCCAGCAGTAATAACAGGCTGTCCCTGCAAGGAGATACCAGCAGTAGACGACTTCACTTCATCGGTTACTTTTTTAAGTTGTGCGGGGTCAACGTAAAGGTCTTCACCTGTACCGTTGTCGATATCTTGTTGGCGAGCCTTCTTTACAGCACCTTTCTTAGTCTCAGTAGGGACAGGTAAGAAAAGACCATCAATAAGTCCTGTGGTGATTTGAGTACCACTAATGTTGTCCAGAGCTTCGCGGATAATGTCGGGAGGTAAAAAGATAGAACCAGCTACACCTTCTGCTAAACTTTGAGCGTTACCTTGACGAACTACACCTGTAGAACTGGTAGTGGCAAGTTGCTTAAGGTTGTTGAAGTCAAATGGCTGAGTCCAGTTTTCTCCTTCGTCAAACTTAGGATTGACACCCGTATGAGTCTGTGTAGCTCTATGGATCGTCCCGTCTTCATCCTGTACATATGACTTGTTCGCTTGATACTGTGTTGAATCATCCCAATCGGGAATACCCGCCTGTACAATATGCGCGATAGCTCTTTCGTTACGATTGCGAAGCCAGTTCTCAAACTGGAACGGTGGAATTTCAGCAATCCACCCTTGAAGCTTTTTATCATCCGTAGGTTCTACAGCCTCGCCGCCTGAAGCCCATAGGTATTTTGTAAGATTACTCGGTTTTTCCAGTTTAGCCATGTTTGTTACCTCAGTTGACGATTGATGAGTATGTCCCGCCGATTGTTAGTTTTGTCACATCGGGGTCTTTATATTCTATCTTCTTGATGTGTCCGTCGTAGTAAATGTTATTGTCAGAGTCATCTTCACCTAATGACTTGAATCGAGAACCTACATCAGGGTGATCCACATCTCCGAAGGATGATTCATAATTCTTACGTGTTAGCTCGGTGACATTAGGGTCTTTGAGTTCATAGCGCGTCTCCTTAACCTCTTGAGCGTGCATCCCTACCAGAGTTACTTTGGTACCCTTACTTAGCTCATACGGAAAAGACACCCTGTTAGAACTTAAAAAGTGGTTGTTTGACAGCGCACCTTCTACATACACTTCTGATGTATATGAAGAGTTATACGGCATATCAACATCCTTATCACCATCTTCTCCTACGTACCTTGTGGTAGCCTTTTTGAAAAGGCTGTTCTCGATCGTCATGAAGGTCTCTGCGATATCTTTTAGATCACCGTATCCTTTCGCACCTCTGACGCCTTGGAATGCAAAGAAGTTCTGCGGATCAAACTCCCTGTAGTTTTGTACACATACACCAGCAGGCTTTACGAGGAACGTTCTATCTACGCCATCAACATAAGAATACTTGAGAAGGCTCTTCTCTTGCTGCGTTAATCTCTTACCTATTGCAATTGAGTAACAAGCGGGCTTCTCGCCTTCAATAAGATGAACCTTATCAGCTTGGAAAAGGAACTTAGCGGAGGCGATTACATCCTCTGTTGTCGCTGTAGTGCTATTCCTGATAATCTTAGACTTGAGGAACAATCTGTACTCATCATCAGACAGTGTGATATTACCTGTTGACTTCTCACCTAATGATTTCCACCTGCCGCCTTTCGTTCTATCATCAAGATCACCGTATGACCGTGCGATGGAGATACCTTCAAACCCGAAGAAGTCTATCAAGTTAGCGTCTATCAAAAGCCTCGATTGTCCAACAATCTCACCGATGTTGTCGAGCTGCTGCCCTTCAGCCCTTTCGATAAACTTGATGTCTGAAATACCTGAGACAACCTGCTGTAACTCTTCTGACTGCTGGAGCCACGTGTAGATTAGGCTGTCAAAATTAGGCTTGTTCTTAAATTGTTCTGTATACCTCCCTCTTGCAATGTCAACGTAATCCTTTATCTCGATACTCATAAGGTTATCTCCCGTCGTCTACGTTATACTGTAGAACGCTAACCGTAGTCCCTTTAGGGTATGTGGACAGAAGCTCTATAGTTGTCGGAGAGGTCACACTGAAATCAAGTTCGAAGTAACCTTCTATGTACAACGAAGGCATGTTATTAACATCTTCATCAACCTCAATATTCTTAAGGGTAATCTCTGTCTGGTCATCAGAGGTGGTTTGCACCGATTCAAACTCTTTCGTAATTTTGATGTTGGTGATAATCTTTTCAGACATCATTTACCTCCTAGGTAACTTTCACATTGATGTATGAGGTAGCAGACCTTGGAATCTCATCAAAGTTTGAATTGATATTACCTGTTGACTTAGGCGACGGAGAGGTTCCAATAAACATGCTCTCTATTTCGTGGTTGTGAACACTGTTAATGGGAGTATACAACCTTGAGTAAATAACCCTGTCACCAATGGAGTATTTGTCATCAATGTAATCAACGATCGCCTGCTTAATATCCTCGTCACCACTTGATGGAAACCCTTCCAGCGCTTTGATCTCTAGGTCAACATAGACGGGAACCTCAACGGGACGGATGAAATTAATATCCTGATTGAATCCCTGGGAGTCCACAATAGTTACTGTCGTGTTTCCGAACGTCTGAATACCCGCCGGTTTGTTTCTCCAGATGATATTAGCAATTTCCAGAGAGCTTCCGCCTTCTGCTACTGTTGTAATAGAATGCTCAGGAAAGCCTCTTTCATTCTCTTCACCTGTATCATTCTCATACACGACCACCTCCTCAATATCTTGAACACCAAGGATGTCGGAATAGATAGCTTCAAGTGTATTGGATGCGCGGGATTCCTTGGACATCTTGAATCTTTCTCTAAGCTCAGCGTCTGTCTCTCCAAGACGTCCTAGGGAAGCCTTTACAGGGTTGTTAACCCCTGTCCAACCCTTTACAGGGGCGGCAACCTTGTTAATCGTTCCGGGAGGCTGGTTGTATTCCCCATCCTCTGTGGACACAGCCGTGGAAACCTTCTCAACGCTTCTAGCCACAAGATGGGGTGATAGCCTGAAATCAACAGACTGGAAGGTATCCTTTGTGCGAAACTGGGCAACCTTATCATCGTCTTCTAAGACATTAGAATTGAAGGTCGATGTACCATCAACAAGGGTTGACAGCTCCCTTGCAATATCAGCCTCTGTATCGCCCGCAGAAGCCGTGTAAGAGACTTTAGAGTCTCCGTAGTACAAGTAGTAGTCTAAACCTGCAACGGCGTCTACAGGCTCTATTTGGAGCCCTGTGATGCCCTCAAGACCAAAGTATACAGAATCCTTTAGAGTATACCTCTGATTGGTGAAAGTGCTCGCCATTGCACTATCATCTGGAAGGAAGGTTTCGTAATCCGCTGTTAGAATAACGGGAGATGTTGTCGGCTTGGGCAAGAATCTTGTAAGACCTGCCAAAGCTGCCAACGCATCTAGAGAAACCCCTGTTGCTTTCTCTGGGGAGAAGCTGCTGTACACTTCCTCTGACGTTTCCCAAAGATCGGTAAGGGATGGGGTAACAACCCTCAATGCCCTTCCCAATACGCTGTTGGTATCTGTGGAGATGGATGATCCATATTGGGATACGGCTTCTTCCTCCATATCCTCTAGAATAGTCCTGAATCTTTTTAAGCTGAATCCTTTTGTACTCACGCCCGACATGGTTATCTCCTTAAAATTTATATGGTGAGTTCAACAGGGACAACCTCTTTTTTATTATCAGAGACGACTCTAAAACTCATTCTGTATTCGCGGGTTGTTTGATCAATGTTAGATGAGAAGGATTCCAGAGATACCACTCCTCTTGTGCTAAGGATCTTATTCTTAAAGATCATATCAATGCTTTCCTTGGCTCTCCTTTTACCGAGGATTGACTGGTAGTAAGGAACGCCTTCACTCTTATCTAAAAACCACTCCCCTTGGTATGTGAGAAGCTTGATGAGGAGCCTTTGCTTGAGGGATTCACTCTCGGTCTTGGTTAATCCAAAATCCCTCTCTTGGAATAACAATTCAATGTCGTGATTATCGTCTAATAGGATGTCCATTATTTTGGCCCTTCTGTTGTTCCGCTGCCAGATTCAATGCCACCGTGGACATGGTTTGCGAGAGATACTCCTGAAGCCTTGACATCGCTGCTTGAGGTGACATCGCCCGTGATATCCATAGACCCCGAGATAGACGCTGTAGAGCCTCCTGCCACGCCGCTGCCAACAAGTCCAGACGTGTATGTAAACACCCCTTGCACAAGCATGTCTCCCGTCACCGTTGTGGTTGGGGAATCAATCGTCATGGACGATGAAGCGTTAATAGCGGCTGTTTCAGAATTCACAACAGAGTCTTTGCAATTAACCGTAACGGTCTTGGGAGAGTTAATAGTAATGTCACCGGAAGACCCCAACCTGACCTCACACTCGCTACCTGATCCAATGTTGGTAGACATCACGGTATCATCTACAGAGTGCTCTAGCGAGCGCTTAGAGGGGTTGTTGACGGCTGCATCAAAGGTGTACAGTCCGGGGATTGCCATCGCATCCTGTTTACTATACTTTCCGAGATTTAGAGGCCTGTGGCTATCCCCAGCTCCTAGTTTAAACCTTTCAATGCTTCTTTGGGAGAATACACACAACACTGTATCCCCTTCTGAGACAGGGAATGAAAACTGCGCAGTACTCGAACCGGGGAACATCAGAGGGACACCTAAGATTGCTGCGTGAGGTCTCAAGCTTCCATCAGGTTTTACAACATCTACAACAGGCCGTACATCAACACGCTGGGTTGCTAGGTTAATATCTCCAACAACTCTACAAGGGATGGCTGTGAACATCCTGTTGACATGGTTATTTATGTACTGTCTTAAAAGACCTTCCATCCCTGAATCTTGCATTTATAATACCTCTCCTAAATGTTATAAATTAACCCCCTCAAACCTCTCAAACCTCCCTTGCATTGATCTTGGAACAGGTGCAATTTATATTCCACTCTCCTCCTCTCCAATCACCAGCATAATCTACATTGTCCACCCTGTATATTCCTGTGACTATTGAGCTTTTCAATGACACTGCCATGCCCGGCTTTATCGAGGGATTCAAGAGGGCTTTGAATTTGACGCCATCAAACCTCTCAGGGTCTTCTTTCTGCATCTCTCCCTTGTCTGCAACAAAGCTGGGAGTTCCTATAAGCCCTGTTTCAGCGGTGATAACAAATGCTCTTTGGACTGAGTTGGGGGATTGGAACTTATCAAAATCACTCACGAAGATTTTGTGATCGTCAATCTGATAATAGAAATCATAAGCGTGTGCTAGGTCTGATATGATGGACTTCACAGTCCCTTCTGCTGTATACCCAAACGCCATTACCTCAGAAAGCCTCTCACTATTGAATGACGCCTTCTCAATAGTGCTCGTCTCTTCTATAAGATACTCTATAACATCACGGGGCGTTGATCCTGACGGGAATGTTTTTGAGATATCGGACTTGTAAATAATTCCTTCTCCCGGAATACATTCCAATGTTGTAATACGATCCAATCTCCCCGTCTTTCCATTGGTTTCCACCTCTTTGATGATCCCCCTGAAAAGGGTCTTGTTAACACCATCCCAACCTACATTCAAGATGACGGCGCTCTCTGGCTTTTGGAGGTAGTTAACAGAATCTTCTGACAGGTTGTAAAGGTTTATCTCACATGTATTAGAAGACTTCTTGTTATTCACACTCTTCTTAATCCCAAATGATATCTGGAGCCCTGTGTCTTCCTTTTCATTTCCCTCTATCCTAAGACCTTTTCCAGAGCCAACCTCCCCAATTATAAGCTCGTAAGTCCTGTTAAACTGAAGAACGTTCATAGGTTGGCCTTTTTATCATATGGAAAAAACATAAGATAATGTGTCTCGTATATATGTCTGTTGTCAGGAACTTCCAAACCGATATGTCCAGATGTCTCAATAGGCAATAAGTAGAAGTCCCCTCCTAATGATGGAAGGGCATACTGATCCACCAATCCGTACAAAGGTACGAGAGGTGTTGAAAGCAGTATAGGATTCTCTTCAGCATCCAAAATGTCCATGAAGTATTTATCCGACCTACTATTATACCTAAACCTCAGTGTATGAGTTTCCTGCTTGATCCCTATTGTATAGCTGTAGAACGCGTTGTCATACAGAGGGCAATTTATTACTTCCATGTTCAATCCCCCAAGAGTGCTTTTATTTTATCGACAATCCCAGAGCTGGCATCGAATCCAATTTCTCTGAACGTGTCTCCCATGACTTCAATATGCCTCTTATTTTCATTGACAGGGTTGTCTCCCATGTCCGTTTCTTCGGATGTCTCGTCCCCTATCTCTCCATTAGCTTCGCCACCATCGCCATCGCCATCGCCATCGCCAGATGCTGATGCGGTGTTTGTGATCTCAATATCAGACTCTTTGATATATGCTTTCTTGACCTGATTAAGAGTTAGATCAAAAGCCAGAGAATCACCCGTCCCTACTTCCTCCTTATCACTATAATTCAGGATGTAGCAATTCTCATATTGTCGTGTTGAGATGTATCTGCCTGTCCTGATATCAAAGTCATAATCAAGAAGGGTTATCCCCTCTGCTTTCTCCCAAGCCTGCTCAAGCCTTTCTCTGGCAACTTGATGGGAATACCCCCTGAATTCATCTAAGGTTACAATATCTGTATTCGACGAACCAACAACCTGTCCCAGTATTCCGGGGAGGAAATCCATCAGGCTTGGCAAACTCTCCACATGAGCCTCTTCAACAGGGGTGTTATATTCCCTATCAACCGTATCTGAAAACTCATAGGGTCGTGTAAAAGGGTTGTGGAAGTCGGCGGAGGAAATGACACCTTTTATAACAAATCTCGGATTGTTCTTTGATACGTGATCCGAAACAACTCCAGAGGCGTCTACAGGGTGGCTTGTGATGTTGTTACTTCTCTCCTTATTGTAGTTGATAACAGCATCCAAATATAGAACACTGTCATCCTCAAACATTAATGCCAGTGCCATATAATGCACCTCCCTTCTTGTACGTGATGGTCATCTCTCGTCAGCGGATTCTTGGACTGAAGCGCTACTTGTCATTCTTTGGATTGTCCGAAGAACTTCATCTGAAATTTCTTTGGAGTTCTCTCCTTCTATGTTGAAGAAGACATCCCCCGATATAATCATCTGTCTTGCCCTATTTTTCTCTTGGAGAGTTTGCGTCTGACGTAATGCAGGAACATCCCAGTCTTGTTTTGATCCCGTCCCTCTCCACCAAGGAATATCGTTCTCCCTGCGGATTTTAAGATCCCTGAGCATCTCGGACGTCCTCTTCTCGCTTACGATACCACTTGTCATGTCAGGTAAAAAGGAAGCGGCGATGGTCGCCCTGCTTAATATTTTCCCCACTGCCGACGCAACCGACGCAAACTTACCCGTGCCCTGTGCCCATCCCGGCTTTGACGAGGGCCAGTTGCTGGGTGTTTTGGTTTTGGGGGTTGTTGATGTTGCTGGGGTAGTCGCAGGTATCTTTGGCTTGCCCCCAAACGGACTACCCTTGAAAGCCCCTTTGACCTTGCCCATAACTCCTAACAAAGTCCTAAGAGCGAACACAGAGCCTAGAATTGTTATTGCCCATTCTTGCCAGCTCAATGACTCACCATCTATGACCTTGGCCACGCCTGACATTGCAGGTAGGATAAGCGCCCATACTATAAGCAATCGTCTTGACCATCTGAACAATGATGCAAAGACGCCCACGAGAATCTTGATCTGCGCTGCTGTCTCTGGAGAAGAATTCTCAAGCTTGTTCAACTTTGAGGTCAGGCTTGTGATAAGCTCGATTGGCCCTCTAAGAGATGATGCGAGTTGTCCTGCTGCGGCACCCAGAATAGAAAAGAAGGTTTCTGATCTCAAGAAGAAGTCGGAGAGAGTGTTGACTAACCTTCTAACACCCTCGTCAAACCCAGCTTCGTTGAACGCCTTGTTCGTCATCCAGACGTTTGTCTGTAACCTTCCTAAAGCTGCGCCCGTATTATTGATTGCTTCTTTGAGGGCACCACCTTGGTTAGCGGCCTTCCACATCTCCTCGCCAAACGCTGGGAGGATTTTCTCTGACATCAACTTACCGGCTTTCATAGCCTTGTTCATTGATTCTATGGAAGCGTCTTGGGTAATACCCGTCTTGTGAGCTGCCCGTGCCATCGCTCTCATAGCGCCCGGAAGCTGATCGCCCATTTGTAATTTAAGTTCCTGAGCCATGACCTGTCCTGAAGACATCATCTGGCTCAAAGCACGAAAGATTCTCTTAGAATCTGCTGCTGATAGGTTTAGAATCCTAACCTGTGCAGCAACACCTTTAAAGGTATCTCTTTGCTCTTTTAGACCTATCGTTGTATCTCTGGCGGATGCAGCAAACTTGGCATAGTCTTGGCTGATATCCCCCATGAACAAACCCATCTCTTGGGATAGCTCGTGGAGGTATTCTACTTCTGCCTGACCCTTCTCTTTTGAGCCTGTAGCACCTGTCAAGCCTTGCTCTACTGCTTTGTATCCTTGGTAAGACTGTACTGACTTGGCAGCAGCAAAGCCCCCTGCCATGATCCCAAGTCCCGTGTCAGAGTGCAATGCTGAGATAAGTCTGTGATTACCAGCTTGCCGAGGTGATCCCCCAGCGCCTGTTCTATCTCTTACGGAAGCTGCTGCAATCTTGGCACGCTTTAATCGACGGTACTGTCTGATAATAACGTCAAGTTGCTGGGAGCCTCTTTTCTGAGTGATGTTTCCACGCTTCATCTCGGCACGTACATAGGAAAAATCCCTACGAGCCTGCTTCAGCTTTGAGGACTGGGAATCATACCTCTTACCGATTTGTCCAAGCTTCTGACGGGTCTTCTCAAGGGCTGCCTGTTTGCGCTTCTCATTTGCTTGCGCCTCTCTTGCCGCCTTCTGCTCAAGCTGCCCAATCTTATTGCTGACACGCTTGTGGGCTTCTAACTTTTGAGCCTGTGTAGCTCGGGCATCTCCTGATATCCTTTTCGCATCAGACCTAGCTCTCCCAAGGTTGGGCGGAACCTTTGGATAGTCTCTTGCAATGCCCTGTGAGAAGGATTTAGGTGCGCCACCTGCCGCGGGAGCTGTCTTAGGCGTGCTCTTAGGTGTTGCCGCGGGAGCTGTCGCGGGAGAGCCCCCCATACCCACTACACCAGACTGCGAAGCGGCCCTTGCAGCACCTCCAGAAGCGGCAGAGCCCCCTGTAGGAATGAACGAACTATTACGAAGGATGTTACCCTGTTGGATAGCCGCGTTAAGTGCTAACTGGGAATTCTTAGCCGCCTTGGTTGCACGATCTACTCTACCAAGTCCTCTGACAGCACCCTGTGCGAATCTAGCCTGTGCCATAGACGCATTGCCAAAAGCCCCTACTAGCCCCGACTTGCCATCTACTTGCTGCTTTAGTTTTCTAAGCCTTCCTTGGAATCTTTGTAGCCCTTTTTCATCTACTCTGAATCCTAGCGAAGCATAGAAGTTTGCTATGTTGCTGGACATTTTAACCTCCGAAGGTGCTGTTCTACTTGTTGGCCTCTGCGTCCCTGTTGGAAGCAACCTCTAAACTGTTCTCAATATCAATAATTTCTAACAAATCATAGGCGTCTTCTACAGAGTAATCTCGATCAAGGTCAACCAAGGATGCGTATTTATTCTTAACGATAACGTAAACCTCTGGTTCCATGTCAGAGCTTTCTACAAAGTTGTTCCACACCCTCGAAGTTTGATTATTACCGTCCCCAGACCCTTCACTTACTGATCTGTATCTCCGGGGACGATTGAAAAAACATCAGAGAAGTTGAATGAGATCACCTCCCAAAGTAGCTGGAACAGTTCTCCGTAGTTGCCGCTGAACTGTTTGTCGAAATCAATCGCGTAACTGTTGCAACTTACACCTTCTAGAAGTGCTTCAATAGTGGACTCATCAAGTTCATCTAGGTTATCTGCCACAACCTCAAGCATTCCTCCAAAGCCTACCTCTTCATTCTCATCCTGACCATACAAACGTCCTAATGCTGGAAGCATAACCTTGGCAACCTGCTTCCCTAGCTTGATGCCCTTACGAGCGCCGAACTGTTCAAGCATGTATGTGTTCTCATTGATTGTTACTTTCTTCTGCTCGCGCATAACTATCCCCTTATTAGATTAGAATTCTAGTAGTGACCTTGAGTTGTCTGTTAGGTCGTGCCTCGTGAGGAATTCATAATGGATTTTCCATGTATTAGGAGTGGCGCTCTTTAAGCTGTATTCAAAATTGGGCACACCTTCTAGGTAGGCGTTTCCAGCTTGCACTCCCGTTCCTCTACTCCCCGTATCATGTATCTGTACAAGAAGTTTTCCTGTCTGTTTGAAGCTGTCCTCTGAAGCTATCTTCGTAAGGACGCTGTTGTCTCTATGGGTGTACATCACTCTAAATGTGATAGTACCTGAGTAATCTCTTGTATTAACTCTTGTGGCCTTCCCTCTAATACCCGCCACATGCCTAAAGGTCGGAGAGTTCTTCTCAAAACTTATGAACTTGTCATCCGCAAGACCTTCTATTCTGTAATCATTAATAGTGAGGACGATATCTTTAGGGGAAAATGTGCCTACCTGTAACATAAACTCTCCTTACCCCAATCCAAGCTGTTTTGTCAAAGAGGAAATATAATTAATTGAATCCCAAGTGTCTACGTCGGTATTTCCACCAATAGCGAAAGATACATTTGTGCATCTGATCTGCCATTCTCTTGAGACAATCCCTTTTTCGTACTTAGCTTCCGGGGGCTTCTCTATCCAGCAAAGGCCGCATAAGAACACAGATGTGCCAGAGGAGTCCTTGGCGAATATTGGGAAGATTCCATTCTGGGTAAGATTATCAACCTGTGAGAGAAGGTTTAGGATTTTATTAGAGGGGGAGGTCTGGGAGAGGGATATTGTCAGGGTGTATACCTGATTGGGGACGTGTGTTCGTTCTGTGGTTCCTAATGCACCTACTGAAGTTTCATAGAACTTTTCATCTTTCTTGAGATTGATGAGAGAGTCTTCGCTGAAAGAAGTTACTTCATATATAGCTCCTAGTATCAACGTAACTTCAGAGGGGTCATAAGTTTGCAAAGACATGCTTATACCCTCTTAGGTTGATGGGGCGCGGAAGCGCCCCCTTTATACTGTTATTCTAATTAACCGCCTACGTTTCCACCAAGCTTGTTGATAGCGCTTTCATCTTCAGTGGAGAAACTTCCATTGCCGCCGATAGTATACTTCGGGAACGGCATGCGAACCATCCACTCACGGCCTTCAATAGAACCTCCACCTGCAAAGCTCTGAGTAGGCTCTGATTGGATGTAAGCGTATTCATCAACGTAGAGGGTTGTCCCCGACGTGTCTTTGACAGTCATTGTGAATGTTCCATCCAAAGTCTCTCTGTCCTCATTGAGAAGGAGACTAAATACATCATTAGAATGTGATGTCTGGGATAGTGTCAGAGTGATGTTAAACGCCTTGCTGGGCTGATGTGCGCGATATTCTTCACCACGAGCGCCCACTGTTGGAGTAAATCGTTCAGTAGCTGGTTCAAAGGACACGAATGTGCCCTCTGCAAAGTTTGTTACAATGTGGTTAATGTCATCATTGGAAATGATAACTTCCACAGCATCTGGGGAGAAAGTCTGGAGACCTGCCATTATACCTACCTCTTGTTTGTTGTTGTGTTAAATTGTCAAGGTGCCCTTGATACTTACAAAGTGAACGGCACCTGCCAATGTTGCGGTAAACTCGAAACCACTTGCAACACGGTTGGCACGATCGTTCGGACTGGCCTTTCTTGGATTTGGTACAGTAACTTCAAACCCCGGAATAAGACCTCCAACAGCGACACCTTGGCTAAGAATCTCTGTGATACGTCCTTCAATGATAGCGAGTCCAGCTTTTGAGTAGGGAATCTTTTCAGAGTTTACAAGAGTCATGTAAACGCGTTCTCGAATTCGTGCTTCGATCCAATCGGAGAACCGAATAATATCAGCAAACTCTCCATTGACCATACGACCTTCCTGAAAGATAGTACGCCCACCAACATCTGAATAGGTGTTATAACCTTTGCCGTAATCGTACTTGGAACCTTTTAGTACAAGGTCTTGGGTAGTTGTTAGCTTCGACGGCGTTACGCCTGTCACTGTCCGGAACTTCCATGTGGTGCTGCCGGGGTCTTTAGGAGATTGAAGACCAACAATAGCGCACTCGGGGGACTCGTCTACATTCTCTGCGTAGATCAAGAAGGTTCTAAACATCTCCCGTGACTGTAGAATCGAGCCAATATCACCTTCCTCACGGGCATCAAGAGCATCACGTCCTTTGTAAGATGCGACGTAAAAACGCCCTGTTGACTGTACAACATTTGCCAAAGACTCAATGCCTTCGGGATCATGTGTGTAAGAAGTGACAAAGTAGAAGTCGCTATCAACAAGAGCGATATCGTTGTAGGCGTCTCCCAAGCTTTCGGTAGTCTCAATGTCAGTAAGCTGAGTGGTTGTAGTTGCCTGAGAAAATGTCGAGGGGTCTTCTGGAATAATTGTGAACGTATTATCTGTTCCGCTAAACTCGAAAGACCCGCCAATACCCTTGTCAACGAAATCAGAACGCAACCCTTCAATGATATCTTGCTCGGTATCACCGGCAGAGCTTGTATAAGTGAATGTTGATCCGTCTACTTCGATTTCATACGAGGTAGTGTCGGATGCAACAACATCATAATCTACTTTAGTAATAGATTCTGGGTAATGTGTGCCGATCTTAATAACTGTCGGGGATACCTGCTGACCAAAGAACCGAGAGGCCGCGATAAGTTCGGGAGTACCCTCATCAAAATCCGCAGCTACTCCTTCTAAGTTTAAATAACTCCGAACACGTTCTCGCGCACCAATAACACCTTGTGTATTGCCAATGAAAAGGGGTGTGCCAAAACCTTTTCGAGAAACACCTTTGGTCTCCCGTGAAATATTAACTCCTATAATACTTTTAGCTGTCGCCATTATATTCTCCGCCTCTTGATTATTTTGAAACTTTTATGGTATCTGTGTATACCACTTTGGGATCACCAGAAATGTCTTTGTAATTGGCTGTGTATTCGATGGTATCGAACCAATCAATATCTCTTTCGAGCTTGTACCTAGTGAGCATGTTAAGGGTGTAGGAAGCCTTGTTGATATACCCAGTTTCCCTCAACTCGGGACTCCTGCTGACGGAGGTTGTTCCTATTACCGACAAGCCATCATTATAGTAGAAGTCTTCTTGCGTATCTCTCATCTGCAAATAAGCCTGTGTCTCTAAAGCATTTTCATAGCAACTATCCCCGTAGAAGGTTATGGTCGATAGGATTTCAAAGTCTTGTAGAATACTCTCCTTGTACCCGTCATCTGTTTTTAAGTAATGATTGTGGTTTTCATTAATCTTGTTGAGAAGGGTGATCCCGAAAACTCCATAATCTCCTTTCGGCTCAGGCCCACCACCATAATCTGGGATAAACTCCAAAGGTTCTACATACTCCCTTAGTCTTCCGAGGAAAGCGTTTTCAACACCTCTTATGAATGACATTATGAAACGCCTCCCGCGCTCTGCTCTTTACGAACCACCAAGAATTCATAATGATCCTGAACGCCCATTTTGAAAGACTTCCTTTTCTGAACCTCAAATTGGTAGCCATCAATGGTTATCTCATCAGGCGTGAATCCTTTGTCCTCTTCAACAGACCGTAAGAATGTTACAGAGAAGAACCTACGAAGGTCTTTGCTCCTAAATGACTCTGGGAGCATTTCTTTTTCGTACCCTTGGAATGGTTGCTCATTGCCCTTTACCTTTGTAAAGTTGGGGTCTACGCCACCTTCCTGCCACCTTCCCATTTCATCTCTGTGGCCTTCTTCAACACGGCGCAATGGGAATGTCTTTCTATGTGTCAATCTGAGCTTCATTCTTGTGTTAGCCACGTGAGCCTCCTGATTAGTTTAGACAACCCTGAACGTGGCATTTCTTATCAACTCTCCAGTCTCATCGAAAGGTTTGTCCTTGCCCTTTAAAGCTACTGTTCTAGGGGCATTATGTTGGTATTGTGATCCTCCCATGATCCAGAAGTCCATGCTGTCCTGATACCTATTTTTTAGGTAGGTTCCAGATAGGTTGTGGACTCCCGCCGGTGAAGACTCTACACCCCTTACGAAGCTGGACATACGCCCCTGCAACGCCCTCTCAAAGCCCGAACGATTGTGCTTAACCGATTGCAAGCTGTCTTTGAAGGCTGGCCTTGGAGGTATGCCGTAGCCCCCCGACGAAGACCTTGTTCCTTCCTCCAGAAGATTTGCAAGGGCTGCGTATGACATTCCCGCTGAGGAGTGTTGCCCCTCAAAATAACCCCATTTAACCTTACGAACTTCAAGACCCCTAAGACGACCTTTGAGAGATTTAACACCTTTCATATCTAAGTGTGAAGGCATCTCCTATCTCCTCTTGGTTGCCTCTGGGCAATAGACTCTTCCATCAAAGAATTTGGTATCTGTAAAGGCGGGATTATCTCTGGTAGCCTTTACATCAGATTGGTAAACACCACCAAATGACGGTGAAGCCAGCCCCTTGCTGTTCTTGATTTCATCCTCTATCTCTTTGATGGCAAGTTTCAGATGCTGTGCGGTTGTATTGGAAACCTCAAAAGCGCCTGCGCGTTCTCGTGAAGGGCTGATAAGAAGATGGTAAAGCTGCTTTTTAAGAAACGTCAGGACTACCTTATTAAGATTCTTTCGAGAAACGGGAGAATCATAATCATCCAAGAAGAACTGGATCTCTTCATCCTCTACTTCTGCAAAGTCTTCCTCTGTATCGTTGAGACGCCACCTTACATAATCAAGAGGCTTCGACAAGTCCGCTGCATAACTGAATGACATGATATCCCCCTTTTTAATCTTCAAACGCCTTTAAACCGCCTTTGGTAAGAGTGCCATCTTCACGAACCTGATTCCGTTTGATCTCTCGAACCTCTCCGTTATACTCTACTTTAAAAGACTCTTCTGTATCTTCAACGATTCTAACGCCATTTTCTTCTTCAGTTACAGTAACGGATGATTCGACAGTCTCCTTTTCAACAGTACCAGTACCTTCTTCACCCTTTTTATGTTTGAAGAATCCATTACGATACATCTTCTCAATAAAGTGTTTTGACAGGTTTTGCACATAAGGGATGGTATCTCCCGTGCTGTACTTTTTACCTTTGTATGTGACCTTCTTACCAAAGACTAGCTTTTTATCCTTGTCGGGTTTCATCAATCCCATGTTACTATCCTCCAATCAATATTGGGGCCATTAAAGACCCCAAAGTTTTCCTCTTAACCGCCGAGAACGTTCTTAAAGAAGCAACCGAGTACGGGAGCTACAACACGCATGTCATCAGCATATTTCATCTCAAGACGTACAGTGCCATCCAGCAGGGGATGATTCATCTTGATTACAGAACCACCAAGTGTCAGATAGTTGTTCGGGCCTACCCAGTTGAATCGTGCCATTGCAGTTGGGCTGTTCAAACCTGCGGTGTTTTCAACGTATGCGAGGAGCATGGTATTGTCACCAAGCATCGCGCTCTCGCCATCTGCACCTTGTACAACGGTATCAAATACGACGATACTTGAAACACCAAATACTGAAGCTAGGGTCTGCTCATTGGCTACAGCGGGGGAGTCACCGCCACGGAAACGGATACGATCCAGAATCTCGGGATGTCGCAGAAGGGCGTTAAACACCCGACGGCCCATGTAGATAGTGTTCGGCATAAAGCCGCCAGAGGACAACTGTACAGACAGCATGGCGTCCTGAATGGTGCTTACCGGATCACTTGAAGCGTCATCAAACTGGACAAACTCATCGGCTGCTGCACCTGCATCGGTGCCTGTCTTATCAACACCCCAAACACCATCTTTCATAAAGGTGTTGTAGAAGCGGTTCTCACGCTCCAGCAGCATCTGAGTGGTCAGGTAGCTTGTGGTATCACGCTCAATGTTGATGGTGGTGCTTGCAGCGTTGTGCATGGTAATCGGATCAAGGTCAACGTGCAGGCCGTAAAGGCGCGCGTTGTATTGGCCTTCACCATATTCAAACTTACCTGCGCTGGTCTGTGTACCGGACGCATACGGACGTACACGTACTTCACGAAGCGCATCAGAACTAAAGGTACGATAGATGCCGGACTGGTTCTGTACGTTCACAGAAGGAAGCGTATTCGCCGCCTTAAACTGGCTGCTATCGCGCGCCATTGTGAAAGAGAAGTTAGTCAGGTACTGATCGGGACTACGAAGATTCGGGATAACTGCCATTATTCATGCTCCTAAATATTGTTGTTGTGAAACGCTTACGCTGTGCGGCTTGCTTGAAGGATAAGGTTGATCTTGGCTTCTTGACCTGCTGCAACACCCACATCTAGAACCTGTCCAAGAACGATCTGGCCTGAGTTTGCTTTAACTGCCTTGCCCTCAGCATCATTGGTAACGTAATCACCCACTGCCAGATCTGAACCAGCAAATACATATGTAACTGAACCTGTGCGAACGGGCGGTACATAACCTTCTGGGGTGTTATCACGAAGGACGCCAGTAACACCTTCATCAGCGGCGGTGGTCGCAACGCTAAACTGGCCATCACTACCAAGTTTAACAAACAGCCCATAGGCTTCTGCAAGATCGTTGGTAGATGCCCAGTCAGCGGTGCCGTAATCAAAGTATGAGTTAATATCAAACATTAAGTTTTTCCTCTTTTTGTAAATTGTTTAGATGCTGTGGACTTGCTCATAAGCTTTGACAAAAGCGTCTTGCTCATTCATTCCGGCGTCGCCTTCCATCAGTGTCTTCTGAATGGTGCTGACTTTCGACTCATCATCTGTCGGCTGGTCTTCTGTAGCGGACTTACCGATCTCTTCAAAACCGCTTTCCTTGTCCAGAGCACCTTTCAGGTCTTTCAGAAGCTGGTTAACGGTCTCGGCTTCTTCGGATTTCTCAATGAATGCCAATGCTTTTGCAATGGCTTCTTTGTCAGCGCCTTCGCCCAGATAACGTGAGAAGTCCTCTGCCTTGGCAAGCATCTCTTGCCCTTCACGGGCCTCTTCACGAGCCTTGAACACGTCAAGCTCTTTGGATACTTTGTCTACTCGCTCATTGGCAGCCTTCTCAACTGCATCAATACGCTTAGCGACAATGGCTTCGGCAGCCTTCTCAATCTGTTCCTGAAGATCGGTCTGATCTTGTGACATATTTCCTTCCCCTTTATTGGTTTCTTCTTTTTTGCCTTCGGTCTTTACAACACCCTCGCCTTGGCTTTCAACCGAAAGCACAGAGTCCTTGGTTAGATACTTAGCGTCAAACGACTTGAAAGTATCTACAAAATTTCCAACGGTTGCCTTGTCCATGTTATCTCGGACAATATCTCCCAAATCCTCTAGATAATATT